CGATTATTTGAAGCACGAAGGGTACTTATGATAATCAGGTGTTCAATCTCGTTTGCATCAATAGTTATCTTATGCATCAGTATCCCCCAGGTTCTGTAATCCTTAGTTCAGAGTCTTCCAGGTAAGTGTAATTACCTATTGCAACATATCGAAGGCAGTCAGGTGGATCCTTGCAGACCCCCTTTAAACCATCATCAATTTTGTAGTTCATACAACAGAACAGGGTGTTTCCAACCTGGTCAGAAAAGAACAACCTGGGTTTGTTTACCAGGTCAATTGGTTTGCTTTTGTCATAGGACAAAAGGGAATTAATTGCCTGTAACCCGTCTTCAATCGGTAACCCTTCGGCAGGGTAAACATTTATATTGTGGTCCTGTAGGTCACTTATAATATTACTGGTCCCTTCGCTTTTAGCGTAAGTGGCACTTCCCATTCTTGGGTCAATAATTATATCCACATCATCCGTGCAACCCAGTATTTCATCATCCGATATGCCCTTGAGCATATCTCTGATGATCTTTGCATAATCCCCTATCCCGTTGCCATTTGGTTTAGAAGCGTCCCCTGGAACACCCTTTTCACCCCTGTCCAGGTCTGCCCATTCTCCAACATCCACACCAGGCCATTCCTTTATTACCCAGTGGACCCCAAACACATCGATGGCAACCAGGAGCATAAACCAGGACTTACTGCCAGCAGGGTCAATACTCAGCACATACTGGCAGGGGTTATTCTTCTTATCCTTAATACAGGGTATATCCTGGTGCTTCTTTACTACCTTATCATCCAGGTTAACGAAAGTAGTGTTACTTGGTTTTGTTGGTAACCCGTAGGCCCTGGTTAAAATTTCATCCCGTCTTGCCCCTTCCAACTGCATTTTCATGGCAGGCCATCCCCCATAGGGATTGTCTGCCGTATGAAAATATAATATCTTGGCATTCTGCCGTACAGGTTGTTGTACAATAGGGACCCGTTCACCAGGTAATAATTCTGCTTCCTTGTCTTCCAGGGTAACTGCTCCTGATAAAAAACTAGAAACCACATTGGTCCATCCTGATATTGTCGTAAAGGTACTGATGGTCCTAGCAGGGATCCCCGTCTTTGGATCTGCCCTGGATAAACACCTATACCTTCCTGTATTTAACCAGTTCTGTGGAACCTCCTCATCCCACCAAATTCCTATGTTATGGGTACCTGGTTTTGCCTGTTCCCTGCAACCCACTTCACCCCCTTCAATAGTTTCAATATTTTGGGACCAGTTACGGAATACGCAGGTGCTTCGGTTGGGTAAAATGAAACTGGATGAAGTATACCCATTTTTCTGTGAGTAACTTACATAATGCACCCTGCTTCTACCCAGGTTCTTAAATTCAGCAGGTAGGTACTTATGCACCACTGCCTGCTGATTCGCTATGCTATTTTGACTGGTAGCAGTGAAGCACCATATAACACTGCCAGGGTTTGCTACCAGGGACTGCACTACCCTCTTTGCAATTGCTTCGGTTTTCGATGAACGATTACCACCAAGCAGTAACAACTCTGCCTTTTCTTCTAGTATTTCATCCACCTTTTTCCAATGTGGCAATTCTGTACCATATCTAAAAGGGTCTTCCCGTTCCCTCTCAATAGCACCTTCTCTCCTCTCCCAATATTCCAACAACCTTTCTGCACCCATTTGGATCTGCTCCTCCTGAGTAGGAATTTTTAATATTGGATGTGGGGTCCAGTCTAGTGCCATGTAGCATATTCTAACAAGGTTCCTACCCAAAGCATAGGGTTGTCCAGTATTGTCCAGGAACATGGTACGCTAAGGGAATGCCCTTAATATCCCCTTGACAGAATAAAAAGTTGTTAACCGATAACTACTAGGAATTAGTGGTTGATCTGTAACCCCCGTCAATACAGGGCTAAACGGGGTTTTACCCCCCCCTGGCTAATTGTTAATTTTTTTTCATTTGGGGGAATCGGTCTTGGAATCGTAACCCGTTGATAATCAAGACCCCCCCCTCCCCTCCGTCCTGACAGAAACTGACAGACAATAATTAATTAAACACCTAAATGCATGGTAATAAACAACCTACAATTCTATAGCACTAGATATAATATGCAGTTGTTTTTGACAGGGGGGTGTATTTTCCCTGGCACCCTAGACGATTAAAAAACTTTTCAATATCCTTGCACCAATAAAACCAAGCAAACCAATCCAACTGGACCAACTGCCTATGATAGCACCACTGAAACCAACTAACATTGAATTACCTGACCTAGTCCTGGAACACCCAGGGATCCATGTTCTAACAGATGAGTACCATGATTGCATATGTGGCATTGACTCAGATTGTGAACGGGTAATCTACAACCTGGAAAAAATGCTAGATATTATTATGGCAGGGGATGAAACCCTAAGCAGGGATGATGCTTATGAGCATTTTACCTTCAACATAAAAGATTGTATGCCTGAAGCAGTTAGTCCTGTTTATATATTCCCAGTTAACCCTAAATAATATGCCAACCAAGAAAAGAAGAAAAGCAATAGTCCCTGACAACCTGCCTGCCCTGACAACCCCTGAAGAAATTTGCCCTTCCTTATTTACAGGAAATAAACTGGCAGAGAAGGATCCTGAAAGGTATGCCAAGGTTGTCCAGGAACTATCAGAAGGTAAAGCACTAACCAGGATAGCTAAGGATAACAAGTGTGCCCCTGAAACAATTACTGCCATTGCAAAGAGGGAAACTAAAACCATTGATAAAGTGCAGTCCCTGACAATGGGCCTGACAAGCTATGCTTCTCAAGCTTGCCTGATGAAAATAATAGACAAGTTGGAAAAGGATGAAATACCAGCAGGGGTATTACCTATAGCATTTGGAATACTTAGGGATAAGGAAAAATCAGACTTAGGCCAGGCAACATCTATTGTTGAGCATAAAAGGGTTGTATCCCTGGATGAAGTGCAGAAGGAATTAGATGCAATGAAAGCAACCCCTGTTATCGATGTTACCCCTGATGCGTAGCATAGGGTTTTGTGCCTTGGATGCTTCTATCCCTGTTTAAGTTTATGGTCTTTTTTAGGCCCCTAATGGGCCATTAAAAGACCATCCCTGATAATATATGTAATCCCTGTTTACCAGGGAATCATAACATATCTGAAGTTCCCTGCTATACCTGCATCCTAACTTACCTGATGTTCCCTGTATATATAGGGTTATCCCTGTTATCCCTGTATATATATTAATACATTACTCTCTGCTTCGGGCTTTGTGCCCTAGCAGAGAGTATTTTATAAGAGTTTACCTAAATTGCTATTGTGTCAAGTAGAAAACTAAACGGGGTAAGATAATTACAAACCTTCCTGTTGTGCCTGCTCTGCAATTGTATCCAGTAGAAAATTAGAACGGGCAGAAATAATCCGTCTAAGTTTACCTGAGTATTCAGGCCCTATAACTGCATGAAGTTCAGGCAATGTTTCACCCATGTCAAAACAAGTGTCAACACACCATCTGACTACTTTGCTTAAATCAATATCCATATTTTCCTGTAGTTCATTTATTCTAGTTAATTGTTCAGAAGTTAGAACAACAGATACTCTTTTATCATCTGTTTTCATATTTAATTATTTTTTTGCAGGTATTAATAATTGGGCAGGGTTTTACCCTGTGCTTTTTTGTAGCTTTCTGTCAACAACAAAACGCAAAATTAATCAAAATACATCACTTGTATTCAATTTTCACATCTGATCATATTTTAGTTGAATTGATAAAATAAAAAGTGCTTAGTGATTATCTTAACCCCGTTAAATAAATCAAAAAAACTATGAAGATTGGTACTCCCAAAGTTAAACAAAACAAACGAGAAGTTGTTTCTGTACATCTCCCACAAGGTTATAAACGAAAATTACAAAAGCTTGCATTTGACCAGGACAGATCACTTTCGTCCCTGCTAAAAAGGCATATCGACAAACTTATAAAGGAAAATGAAAATGTTAAAGGAAAGTAATATTTTATTTTATATAGGTTTTGGCCTGTGTAGTCTAGTGTGGGCATATATAGTGTTTGCATTTGTCTTAGCACTTTTTGGAGGTTCATCCCTATGATCACTATTGCAGTGGATCCTGGAATGTCTGGTGGATATGCAATATGTAGCAACAACAATGTCTGCGTAGCTGAAAACTTCACTACTATGGCAGACTTTTTGGACGAGATTAGACCCTACCTGGCAAATGAGACGGAACCCGTGCAGATGGTATTAGAGGATGTTCCTCCATTTGTGGGCAAGAATATTCCGAGTAGTGCAGGTTTTAAACTAGGAAAGAATTGTGGTCAATTTGAGGGCCTGGCAATGGGCCTTCAAATACCCTGTCACCTGGTTAGCCCAAAAGTATGGCAGAAGGGATTACCCAAGCTACAGAAGAGTACGGGACCACAACGGAAGAGGATTCTAAAGGAACACGCACTAAGGTTGTATCCTAAATTAAAGGTTAACCTAAAAACTGCTGATGCAATCTTAATTGCTCACTGGTTCTTAAACAAATGAGTGAAAAATCTAATCCCCGTACACCAGGGGCACAACTTAGCGTGTGTCTACCTGCTGAATTAAAAAAACAATTAATGGTCCAGGCATATGCTGAAGGTATATCCATGACTAAATTCGTAATAAAAATACTAAACCAAAACCTAAAATAAATTATGGCTAAGTTCAAAATAAAGGAAAAGACAGGGGGATCCAATAGATCCTGGAACCTGTCAGATCAAAGTGCAGAAGCAGGGACATTTCCTGGTATTCTCCTGGATATACTTGATAACGATGAAGTGCTTGTAAAAGACTTTAACAACCCTGGCGAAATGCTCGAACGGGATGTTACCAGGTTCTTATTTGCATACACTAATGACGAAGGTGCTACCTGCCTTTCAATGACAGGGGAAATGACCCAGTCTTCTGATGAAAGAAGCAACCTGGTCAAACTGCTCACTGCTATCAGAGGAAAATTACCCCCTATTACTGACCCTGATTACGATTATTGTGACGAAATAGGGAAGAAAGTAATGGTCACTATAAATACTCGCACTTCCAAATTAGGGAAAGAATACGGATATGTGCAGTCTGTTGCAAAAATTAGTAAGAAACTTGAGGACGATGTTCCTTCAATCAACACTGCAGTTCCTGGAGACAGAAGGTCACCCATTCCTGACTGGATAAGCGAAGAAGAGGAAGAACCTGCACCTAAGAAAAAGGTTAAGAAGAGTGCCCCTAAAGAAAGCCAGGACGATGATGAAGAGGATCCATTCTAATGCCTCATTGTTATGACAAAGAGGGTAACCCTCATTTTGACCTAACCCCTGCTAAAGCTAAGAAGGCAGGTCTCTATTTTTCTGTAACTGAAATACAGAAAATAGAGTCTGCCCCTGGGCTTGAAATGTGGAAGCAAAATTCCATGATAGCAGAAGCATTTAATAACCCTGCTAAAATGGATGAACCTTTGAATGTCTTCCAACGCAGGGTTAAGAATGCAATCTACGGGGATGATTCTGCTAGTAATCTAGGGACCAGGATCCACGATGGAATTGAGTCAGTGCTGACGGGTGTAAAAACCCTGAAGCAGATTCATATTGATTTAATGCCATTTGTGACCCCTGCCGTTAATTACTTTAACGAAAAGGGGTTTGAACTTGAGGAATGTGAACGGGTAGTGGTCAACACTGAAGAGGGGTATGCAGGCACGGCAGATATTATCGCTTATACAAAAGGGGGCCAACCTTTTATCCTGGACTGGAAAAGCACCAAAAAGATCCCGTCAACACCCTACCCTGGTCAACCTGAGCAGATCAGTGCTTATGCCTGTGCCCAATGGGGGCAACAGGCACTAAATAACCATGAAGTGTGGGGTGCTAATGCTTATATCAGCACCACTGAGTTTGACGATGATGGAATGGCAAAGTTCAGGGTTCATTCGTACAAACCTAGCAAACTAGAAGAGTGTTATGAAACATTTAAAATAGTGAATGCTCTGTGGCGAATTAGGAACAAGTATGACCCTCGTAATAAATGAAGGGTAAGAAAGTATTGATTGCCTGTGAATATAGTGGTGCAGTCCGTGATGCTTTTATTAAGCAGGGGTATGATGCTATGTCCTGTGATTTATTGCCCACTGATTCTTCTGGACCACATTACAAAGGTTCTGTTTTTGATGTTATAAACGATGGTTGGGGTATGATGATCGCTCATCCACCTTGTACCTACCTGGCCGTCAGTGGTAACAGATGGTTATATAATAAAGATAAGACTAGGAACGAAGAGCGATGGAGGAACAGAGAGGATGGTCTAGATTTTGTCCGTGCTTTAATGGATGCACCTATAGAAAAGATAGCCATAGAAAATCCAGTTAGTTGTATCAGTTCAGAGATAAGAAAACCTGATCAGATCATTCAGCCCTGGCAGTTTGGGGATGAAGCACAGAAGACTACCTGTTTATGGTTAAAAAACCTGCCTAAGTTAAAGCCTACAAAGATTGTGGGTAAGGGTGAGTTTACTACTTTTAAAAGCGTTAAAAGGCATCCGAAGTGGTATGCAGATGCATTGGCAACAGCTA